GCCATCTTGCGCTGATCGAGGATGGTCCACCCCTCCATCATTTTCCAGCCCACCACCCGCAACTGGTCAAGCTGATCGGACTTATCCGGGCCGGTCGGGCGCAGCCATTCCACCCCCTCCAATTTGAGGCACGCGAAGGACTCCTGGCCGAAGATGAAGACCGGGAAGACCGTGACACCGGTGGCCGGGGCGGCCGGCGGGATCATCTGCGCGCCGAGCCCGGTGATCGTCACCGCGGTATTCGGCGGGATCTCGATCGCCTGGCCCTGGAACGAGCCCCCGGTCGGGCCGGCGGTGGTCAGACCAAGCTGCGTCGGCAGCGCCGCCGAACCGACTCCGACATAGACCGCGTAGGTAAAGCCGGTGGTCACCGGGGTGGTCAGCGTAATCCCGCCGGTGGTGACCGCAATATCGGCCGAGAGCTGGTAGATGTTGGTCTCGTAGAACTTGTCGTTGCTCCAGCCGGTCACCTGGATCGTATAGGTGGCGGTGGGCAGGGAGCCGACGCCGTTCGCCCCGTTGACCTGGGCGATGCCGGTGAACGAGGGCACCATGTTGCTCTGGCAGAACGTGATGCCGCCCCAATAGCCCATCTGGTTGATGTAGAGGCGGTCCACATCGCTGCGCGACCAGGCGTTGACGACGGTCGGGTTGTTGCGCAAATCCTCGAGCGGGAAGATCGAGCTGATCGCGACGTAGTGCTCGACGCCCCTGATCGTCTTCTCGCTCTGCCGCGCGGTGTAGTCGATCGCGCGCTCGACGGTCTCGCCGGTCTGCCCGTTCCACAGCGGGGCGCCCAGGTTCGAGAGGTTGGCATAGGTCCGGTTGACATCGGTCGGGTTCAATACATCGGTCGCGGCGAGACCGGCGCGCGAGCCGACCGAATTGGCATAGTTGACCTGGGTGCCGCTCATCAGATTGACGAAGCCGTTGCGGTCCTTCATCTGCGCCAGCTGCATGCCGAGCTGCTTGCCGGCCGCGCGCATCAGGTCCTGCGGCGTCGTGATCGTCGCGACATCGGTGCCGACCCAGCGCCCGGCCCACTGGACCGCGGTGCCGGTGACCTGCGTGTAGTCGAGCGAGGTGGCCGGCGGCGCCACCCCCTCGGCGGTCGGGAAGTGCGGCAGGTTCATGTAGTTCCAGCGGAACGCCTCCCACTGCACGCCATGCCCGTGCGGGATCGTCTTCTTGTCGGCAAACCGATAAAGGAGGATTTGGCGCTGGACCTGCTCCATCGCCTCGCGCTCGATGATGCGCGTGGTAATGCCGGCATACTGGTTCGAAGTATTCAAACTCTGGGCCAACTCACGCCTCCATCAGAGGGCGGGGCTGGCCCCGCCTATAAATTCCAGGGATCCCTGCCCCGCGCGACTGCCGCGTCGATCGCGGCCCAATCGGCCTCCGCGCTGTCCGGAGCCGGGCGGCGGCCTCCCGGAGCCATATTGCTGCGCGCGCCGGTCGGCCGGGTCTGCTGCCCCGCGATGCGCCGGGCGGCGGCGCGCTGCTGCGCCGGCCGCGCCTTGTTGGCGCGCTCCTCGAGGTCCTTGCCGTAGAGCAAATGAAACGACTCCTCGCGCGAGATGATGAAGCCGCGCCGCAACTGCCCGATGCGGTACTGCTCGACCTTGTCACGGTAGCTTTCCCTTACGGGAGACCTTGCGCACGATGCCTCGAACCTCGTCTGATCCGCCAAATCCTGCTGGTTGAACTGGAGCTGCTGAAGCGCCTGCCCAACCTGTGCCTGGCCCCGCTGCATCAGGGCCTGATACGCCTGCGCCGGAGGCATCACCTCCAGCGACTGATAAAATTCCTGCTCGGCCCTCGCCGCCGCTGCCGGGTCCGGCTGCTGCTGCCGCGCTTGGGCGCCAGCCTGAAACCCCCGCATCTCGGCAAGCTGCCGCTCCGCCTCGACCGCCCTCCGCTCCGCTTCCTGCGCCCTCGCCCGCTGCGCCCGGATCGTCTGCGATCCGCCGCCGCGTCGTGGGGGAGGCTCCGCGTCTACAGCTTCGCCTTCTTCGCCTTCCGCTTCGCCGGCCTCATCGTCACCGGCATCGGCCCCTTCGCCATCGCCAGCTTCGTCGCCTTCGGCGGCCTCATCATCGGCTTCCTCGATCGGGCCATCGACAGGCTCCTCATCGACAATCGGCTCGCGCGGCGAAGGCTCGCCGCCCGTCTCCTGACGTGCTCTCATGCTTGCTCCTCGGGGCGCGTTCCCCCGCTCGATGCCCGCCCCTAGGGCGGCCCCGGACTGCGATCGCCCGGCCGATGCTTTGCGCTATACGCACATCATGTAGTGTGCGTCAATCGCTTTCGCCCAATTGGTCATGTGCGCCTCGGCATCTGCACGACTCCCGACATCGCGGCGCGGTCGGGGTGGAGGGCACCCGGCGGACGCTGCGGGCCATGCGGCGGTGCCGGCTGGGCGCCCGGCCGTGGCCCGCCCGCACCCGGCGGCGGAAGCCCCGGCCGCATGCCGGCTCCGGCCTGCGCCTTCTGCATCGAGGCGGCCATTTTCATCTGCATCGACTGGATGTGCGCCGCGATGTGCTGGCCGATCGTGCCGTGCGGGTCGCCCGTTTCCTGCTTCGCCTTCATGTGGCTCTGCAAGTGCTTCGGGTCCTCGTCGAGCGGGTGGACGTGCAGCATCTGCCCGGTTTCGAGTATTTCGTTCTCCAGCTCCGGGTCCATCGTCAGCATCTCGCGGTCGTTGACGATGACCTGCGAGCCGAGGAAGGCACCGAAGATGTTCTGGTTCTGTGCGACGAGCACCGGGGCGAGGTGCAGGCTGTAGCCCTCACGCGCGAGCTGCTGCTGGATTTGCGGATTTTGCAGGACGTTGACCCAGGCGGTCCCGGCCTGCTGCATCATCATCGTCTGCTTGACCTGTTCGGCGCCGCGCCAGATGAAGCTGAGGCCGCGGCGGTTGGTCAACGGCGGCACCTGCTCCAGCCGCGCCCGGACCCCCATCTCGCCGAACTCGCGGATCGTGATGTCGGTGTCGCGGAACTGGTAGTCGTAATCGACGATGAGCCCGAGCATCTCGCTGGCGATGACGGCGAGGACCTTGACCGCCTCGGCCGTCGTCAACAGGTCGACCGCCTGCTCCTGCGCGACCTGGGCCTGGTTCGGCTTGCCCGCCCGGGTCTGCTGCGGCAGCATCGACGGGTTCACCCCGAGTGATTGGAAAATCCCCTGTAGAGCCATTTGAACCCGGGTTTGGGCTCTTGGCGTGAGGTCAGGGAACGTAAGAAGACTGATTGCATCCTTGCCGCCATCCCAGATCGCACCGACGCCGAAAACAAGAGGACCGTTGGACTTCTCCGGGTCTCGTAGAACGATAGGCGCCGCGGACAGAGTCGCGGCGTCAGCCCCCTCGTTGATCGCATCGTTGGCCTCATACTGCATCGAGTCGACATAGGAAATCAGCGACTTGCCCTTGAAGACGCCGGGCGTCTTCTTGACCGGGAACGAAATCAGGGGGCAGCGGTCGTTCCAGTACGGGTTACGCTTCGCTCCCAATTGCGCCCGGTTCGGGCCGAAGAAGACCCGACAGAGCCGATTGCGGCCATCCTCGTCGAAGCCGCCCCCGTCGTTGAGCGGCAGCGTGATCCAAACTTCCCACACCGTCGCCCCGGTGCCGCGCGGATGAATGCCGACATGCTCGGCGAGACGCTTCTCGATGTCCGTGTTCTCGCGGCTGACCCGGTCCATCGAGTCCTTGAGCGCCTTGCCCTCGGCCTTTCTGATGCACCCCTGCTCGACGAGCTGATCGATCTTGGCCTTGGTCCAGTGCCGCACGATCGCGACACCGCCGCCGTTGGCGAACGCCTCGTCGAGCGAGTCGACATTGGCCGGCCACACGGCAACGTCGCTGTCGTGCAGCACCTCGAAGACCGGACGCCCCTCGACGATGATCTCGGGCTCGGCCATGTCCTCGAAATCCTCGCCCGGCGCTTCGACCTCCTCGCCGCCGAGCCGGACCCGGGGGCCGTGTGTTTCACGTGAAACAATCTCGCGCTCCAGTTCGCACCAATCGACATAAAGGTTGTAATGCCCCTCGATGTCGCCGGTCTCGCACAAGGGCTTCAGGACCAGGATCTCGAAATGCGTCTCGCGCAGATAGTGTTCGAGAAGCCCGATCAAGGATTGCGGCTGCGTCCCGTCCGCCGACACGGCCTCGATGTAGCGGCCCGATTGCGGGAATATCTGGTTCGAGAAACGAGTGCTACGCGCGACTACCGCATCATGGATGATCGGGAAATAGATGTTGGCGATGCCGCTGTAATACTGCCGGTGGTTCGTGCGGCAGTTGAAGCAATCCCAATAATCCTCGATGTCGTCGGAGCGGTCCTTCTGCTCCTCGAAGACGCGCATGACCGCCGAGAAGATTTCGTCGAGCTTGTCGCGCAGCTGGCCGGCGCGGCCGGCGAGAAGGTCGCGGTCGCGGTGTGATGTCCCCGCTCGCGTTACCTCCTCGCCACCGTCGTCGCCGGGGTTGCCCCCAACTTCCGGCTCGACCTCGATTGCCAGCGCCGCGTCGGACATGGAGTTACGCGGTCAGGGCTATGAGTTCGGCTTCCTCCGCCGGGGTGCGCGACGGCATGGCCCGCAGGTCGGCGATGCGCTGGTTGACCGGCGATGTAAACACCTCGGGAGCGGACGGCGGCGGCGCCTCGCCCTCGGTCAGCGCCGAGAGTTCGGCATCCTGGGCCGGGGTGCGGTTCGCCGTCGCCTGTAGCACCGCGACACGGGCCGGATCGCGCGACGGAGGCGTCGGCTCGGGAGGCGGGGCGAGGTGAAATTGCGCGCGCTCGAAAGCGGTGGCCATCGCCGCGGCGCGGCCGGCGAGATTGTGCAGCATCGGAACCGCGCCGACGATCCCCTCCAGGAGAGCGACGACATGGCCGAACGCCTCCTGCATGTGGGCGGCAGCCTCCGACGGGTCCGGCACCAGGGGATCGGCCGGAGCCACGACGTTCTCGCGGGCCGCCAGCGCCTCAAGCGTCGCCGCCTCCTCGCCCGAAAGGACGGCGCCCGCCGCCTGCATCGCACGCAACCCAGCAAGGCTGCCGATCTCGTCCCTGCTCAGCGGATCCGCCGCCGGGATGACCTCGGGGATGACGGTGACCGCCGGCCCCTCGGCAGGCAGCACGACATCGACCGGCGGCACGAGCGGCGGCGGCTCGGGAGGCATCGGCTCGGCGCTGTGGTCCTGGCCAAAATTGTCGCTCATCGTGCTCTCCGTTCTCGCATGGCGCTGGCATACCGCGCGCCCGTCCGCTCATCAATACGCTGAAACTGGCCGCTGTCGCTATCTTCTTCGCTCTCCCGCCGGGTCGAAACGAGGCCGCAGAAGGCTTCGAGGCCCTCCATCAGCACCCGGTACGGCCCCTCCTCGGCATGATCCTGCAGCCGGCCGCGCACCATCGCGCGAGCATACCCGCCGGCCAGCGCCCGCAGCGTCCAGCGCGCCTCGCTGCTGATCTGCACGGCCGGCAAGCCGCGCACGGCGCGCGACAGCGCCTCCCTTATATAGATGCCACCGGCCGCGCCCGAACCGCCAACCCGCACCTCGGCCGGCAGATGACGGATGGCCTGAACGAGGCCGGTATTCATATACGTGTCCGAGTGGTGCGGCGCGACGACCCAGCCGGGGCTCGCCGCTCTCAATCGCAGCCGGTCGGGCGCGGCCGCCTCAAGCGCGGTCTTCCAGCTCGTCTCGCGCACCCGCATGTACTGCGACGCATCGGCCGCCAGGGTCGCGGCGATCGCGATGTCGGCGACCCGCTCGGCCGGCGGACCCTCGAAAACCCAATCGGCCAGGATGCGCAGCACCCCCTCGGCGTGGCTGACCAGCATCGCCGCCGTCATCGCGCCGGTCGCGTTCGCCGCGAGCGAGAGCTTCGCGCCGGCCGCCGGGCGCAGATCCTCGAATATGTGATCCTCGGTAAAGCCGTCGTAGACCGGCGCGCCCGGCTTTGTCGTCTGCGCGTAGGCCAGCGCGTTCGCGGTGTCGCGGATGCCGTGCGGGAAACTGAGGAGCTGGTCTTCGAGGGCCTTCATCGGCTGGGCGAAGACGACCTCGCGGTTGGCGAACAAGGGCTGCAAGCCCTCGATAAAGCGGGTCTGGCCGCCGCCGCGGGTGCCCGAGATTGCCTGCACGCCCTTCACAGGGATCGTCACCCCGCGGCGGATCTGCTCCTGGCGGATCGGCTGCATCAGCCACTGCACGAGCCCGTCCGTCTCGGCAAAGACCCAGACCGGATCGAAGCGCTCGGCGATGTCGAAGATCAGGGCAACGATCTCGTCGGGCGCGATGAACTCGGCGCCGCTCGCCCACACGACGAGGCGGTTCCGGACCCACGACCATACCGCCCAGCCGGTCGAAGCGGCCTTACCGTGGCTGGTTCGCGCCGGATCGACAAAGGCGTAGACCGCCTCCCAGGTGCGCTGGCGCGGCTCGACCCGGAACATCGTGCGGTCGAAGCGGCGCTCGGCGGCGCTGACCGCCTGGCACATGAACTCCTGCATGTAGATGTCCATGTTGCCGCGATACTCCTCGCGCAGCGCGTCGATGCGCGGCAGGCTGCGGTATGCCGGCCAGGTCGCCACCCGCTCGCCCGCCTCGCCGATGCTCTCGATCGGAAACTTGACGACCGGCACGCCGTTCAGTTCGAGCCGCTCGGGCAGCGACAATTTGCCGCGCCTCGTGCCGGTGAAGCGGCCCCAGGTCGCCAGCGCGTCGTCGAGCGAGGGGAGGAAGGTCTGCATGACCCAGCGCCAGGTTCCCTCGCGCTCGACATCGGTCCTGATCTCCTCGGGATCCTCGATATCGTCGATCCAGAAGGCGTCGGGCCGCCACTGGCGGAACTTCATGCCGGTGATCGACTGCTCGCGGCCCAAAGCCTGAATACAGATGTCGCCGGCCAGCACGATCCGGCCGTCCTGCCAGATTTCGCCGCGCAGCTTGCCGAAGAGCGAAGAGGCCGGAAACTCGGGATCGTAACCGAAATAGGGATTGACCTCGATCTCGTTCCTGATCGCCGCCACCCGCTGGATCGCCAGCGGCAGGCTCGCCGAGACGATCACGAGATTGTGATACTCGCGGAAGACGGCTTTGAGGATGGCGGTCTCTTCGAGGTAGGTCGTCTTGCCGAAGCGGCGGAAGCCCTCGATCGAAACCCGCGCGATCGGCCGATTGATCGCCTCGACCAGCTCCTTATGCGCCGGGGCCGATTCTTGCGGGTGGCGGTGGCGGAAAAGGTGCTGGTGGGCAAACCAGCGATCGGCGCGCAGGTGGCGCAGCAGTTCGAGGTGGCGGGCCTCGTCGCTCACGGCCGATAGACCGCCGCGATATGCCGGCTGAGCGTCAGCGGTATACGGGCGATCAACGCCGACCATTCGCGGCGCTCCGCGGATTGCGAGGATGCCGAGCGCCCGTTGCAGCCGTTCTGGTAGAACCACGTACCGCCGGAGCCCTCACCCTTGCGTATTCCTGCGGCGACAGGCATCAATGCAGGGACATCGCCCCACAGCGCATACGGACCGAAACACCACCGGGCTCGCCCGACATACGGCTGCGCGCCGCGCACGTTCTCGACGACCATCGGGATGCGCCGCCCCGCCGCCTCGCACGCCTCGCGCTGAATGCGAAAGCACGCCTCGAACAGCGTGCTGTCGGGCGGCGGCAAGGCCTTTGCCCGCTTCCACGGCATCGCCCGGTAGCTGTACGCCTGGCATGGCGGGGAGGCGACGATGAGGTCGACTGTCGCGAATTGCGAGCCGTGCAGCGTCAGCACATCCTGGATGACGAGCTGCGCCGGGTAGCGGTGCTCGCCGTATTCGTGCCGCTCGATATCGAAGCCGATTACGTCCCAGCCCTCGGCCAGCAGGCCCGAGGTCCAGCCGCCGAGGCCGCAATAGAGGTCGATCGCGAGAGGCTTCACATCTTTCCGAGGGTCTTGAAGCGGGCGATCAGCGATTCGACGATGGCTACGTCCGCGACATACTTGTCCGGGTTCGTGCAGATGTCGGTCACGGCGGCGTTGCCGAGGCTCGTCAGAATGGTGCCGATAGTGCCGGCGCCCGGCAGCGGCACGAGCCCGGCGAGCTGCCCGGCCTCGGTATTCGCCGCCTCGAAGACGCCGCTATAGAGGCACACGCTGACGATCTTCGCGCGGATCGCCGGGTCGGGCGGGCCGGCCGGGGGCGCCGTACCGCAGCCCCAAAGGGCAACCACCATTATCGCGACCGCTATCGCAGTCAGCGTCGCCAGCAGCATTCTATCCGAAACCTTCATGGACCACCCTTATGCCGATGGCCAATATGACGCAAGGGGGAAATGAAGCGGCCCCGCCAGGGGAAGAGACGGGGCCGCTTTTTTCCTTGACGACCAGGGCCGCTCGCCGCAAGGATAGCAACACCCATCATCGGCGTAGACGCGCCTAGGGAGCCGCGCAATGTCAATTGCACATCCGGCGACCGAAGATCAAGCCCCATCCGAGATGGTGCTGCGGGTGACTCGCGCCATCGGCAAATGGCTGTACGAGCACCCGGAGGACGATTACGATCCGGGCGGCCTCGCGCGGGCCGCCATCGCGGCGATGCGCGAGCCGACCCCGGAGATGATCGAGGCGTCAAACCGCGAATGGGATGGCCGCATGTCCGCTCGATCGGCCGGGGTCTGGCAGGCGATGATCGCGGCGGCTCTCGGAGAGAGGGCGTGAGCACCATAACCGGCGGGCAATCGTGGAAAGATGTTCTCGCCGGACCGGCGCGCCTGCGCCGGCGGGCAGAGAAGCTGCGATGGGCCGCTCTCCTCCGGCGCTACGATCGGCGGGCCGCGATGTTCTGCAAGATCACCGCCGAGCGGAAAGACGCGGAAGCCAAGGCGAAACAGCCGTGAGCCGGATGGCGGGCGGATACTACCTCGTGCGCGACGGCTACTTCCCGTCCGGCCAGCCGCACTGGCTCGTCGCCCGCTGGCTGCCCTCCGAGGAGGTGTGGCATTTTCACTACGCCGGGGCCGAGAAGGGCATGAAGGTGCCATTCGGCTACTTCCGCGAAATCGGGGCGCGCGTCGCATGAGCCGCTTTCACCGCTGGACGCAGAACCCGCGCCAGACGCGCAATCGCCGGCCGTTCAAACAGCCAGACTGGTCGGCTCTCTCTACGCGCGAATTGCTTTCGCCGGGGCCTACCCCCGAACAGCGATGGGCAGCCGCATCGTTCCGGCTCGCCAAGGAACGGGAGCACAACGCTCCTGCGAAGCCGAAAACCGCCACCCCCCGCAAACGGAGGTGGCCCGCTCTCACATAGTCCGGTCCCATCGTGATGAAACCCCTTTGAGTCGGTGACCCTTCCGCGGGGGGCGATGGGCAAGTCGCAGCGGCGCGACGTGGCAAACAACCATCGACAGCCGTCAAGCGACAAGCGGGCAACCCCCCGCCGGGCCCGAGGTCCAAACCGCCCGCTCACCCGCGGGAAACCTCGGTTGCACACGCAGGTCCGCCGCTTTCGCGCGCGCCCGCGTGAAAGGGTCGGGTGCGCGAGGGCGGAGCGCACACCGCTACGGTCGTTACGTGCGACCGTTGCCTGCTCTCCGTGAGGCGGATGCCCAATTCCAAAAATCTGGCCGCAGTTCCGGTCGGGGTGGTAAAATCACCGCCGCCCGCCGCCGCTCCCAAGCGTTTCCCCAAGTTGCAACGCCTGGTTGCGCCTGAAGGCGCTGTGCTCGCCGGCATCGAGGGCAGCGCTGCTGGTTGCGACCGGCAGCGAGGCCGTCTATAAGCTGTTGCTTCTGTTCACTTAACGCTGCGCGCGAGAGCGGCGGCAGAGGGGTGCGGTATGTGGTTACCGCACCATGGCCTGTCGGAGATATTCATAGGCCGTCGCGTTTAAACGGCTTGACAGGTTGGCGAGGCTTCCGCTATAACGGAAGCGCGGTAGGCGATAGGCGCCACCGGATAGGCTTTGGGAGCCTGACATGAACAACAGCATCAAACCGACGAACTGGCGCACGCGGTATTGGCACCGGCCGCCGTCATGGGCATGGAATGCGAGCGATCACAAGGCACCGCTCGAGCTCGAGCGTGAATATCTGGCGTGGCTTGCTAAGGCTCGCGGCTTTGACAGCGTGCAAGCCGCTCGCGAGCACGTCAACGCGACGCAAAAGCCCTGCGGTCTGTTGCACGTTCGGCATGACGGTCCGGAGCTGGTTGAGGTAGAGATATTTGGCGCCAGGGCTCGCAAGCCGTTTAAACGCTCTGCACGGCCGGTGGCGCTGGCTCCGATCGTGGTTGCGCCGGTCGACCCGCAGCGGGTGACCAACAGTCACGTGCATCGGGAGGCATGGCTGCACGCGGTGGCGAGCGGCCTGGCTGGCACCTTTGCCTCGCTCGGCCATTCGATCCCGGGCAAGGTGCGGCTGGCCTGCGGCTTTCCGTCGCGTGCCGCGCTCAATGGAGTGCGCAACCAGCGGATCGGCGAGTGCTGGTCGAACACCAGCTCGGGCGACGATCATTTCGAGATCTTTATCTCGCCGGTCATCGCCGATCCGATGCGGGCTGCGGGCGTCCTGGCGCACGAATTGTGCCACGCGGCGGTCGGGGTTAAGGCTGGGCACAAGGGTCCGTTCGCCAAGCTGGCGCGGGCTTTGGGGCTTGAGGGCAAGCTAACCGCGACGACCGAGGGGGAAGCCTTTAAACGCCTTGTGACGCCCATCCTGGAAGCGGCTGGGCCATATCCTCATGCCGAGCTGCACGCGATGACCAACGGCAGGAAGAAGCAGGTGACGCGGCTCATCAAGTGCGAGTGCGCAACGTGCGGTTATGTGGTGCGGACCGCGCAATCCTGGATTGACGAGAAAGGGGCACCGCACTGCCCGGAGCATGGGGAGATGGCGATTGCCTGAAGCACGGACCATTGACGCGGGAGCGCCCTTGCGGGCGCTTTTCGCGCGTGTAGGCGAGACCTTGTACGGTCCGCTGTGGCAGGAAGCGATTGCGCGGGACCTGGCCGTGTCGAGCCGCAGCGTGCGCTATTGGCTTGCCGGGCGGTATGAGATTCCGGTAGGGGTGTGGGGCGAGCTGCGCGCGCTGGCGCTGGCACGGCAAGAGGATTTGGCCCATCTTATCGCAGAGCTACCGCCGTAGATGCGGCGCGAACCGGCGCTATGGCCGTGGCCCGTGCATGCGGTGGCCCGTCGCCGGCCGCCGGCGCTGCAAGTTCCACGGCGGCAACTCGATACACAACCATCGGCCGGGGCTGTCGGCGAGCGCGCTGCGAGCGGTTGCGTCGAAGCAGGCGTTGTACAAGGCTGTGGGGCTGCCGTGGCATGGCGGGGCGCCGCGCAAGGTCGAGAGGGTACGGACGATGGTTGAGCGGGCCGTGGTGGTGGCGGAGCGGGCGATTGCGGAGCTGGAGGCAGCGGTTCCGGTGGATGTCAGGACGCTGCCGGTCGAGGATCTGACCCCGCCGCAGGCGCTGGGCCTGGGAAGCCTGCTGGGCTTGCAGCAGCTCGTGCGCATTGTGCGGCAGCCGCTCGATCTCGACAGCCTGAAGCAGCAGCGCCTTATCGGCGACATGGCGCTGGGCATGAACAAGCTGCTGCAGCGGCATGCCGAGGGCGAGCGCAGCCACGATCTGATCGGCAAGCTCCTGGCCGCGATCGAGGCGGAGAAGACCGAAAAGTGACGGCAGGCAAAATACCTCTTGCCCCTCCCGCCCAATTCCTCCTATCGTCACTTTCTCAACACGGGAGAGAGACGATGCTCGCAAACAGTCAGATGAAAGAGGGCCGCTTTCTGAAACTGGCGAAGGGCAGGAAGCTTTATCGGCGGATGAACGAGTGCTGGGACCGCGGCGGGCTGGTGCGGATTGGCACCGCGACGCGGTATAGCGATTTCCAAGCGAAGCATCGCGAGCGGATCAAGCTCGGCGCGTCAGGCTCGCTCTATATGAGCCTGCGCGGCACCCGCTTTGACTGTATCGACTTCTGCACCTTCCGATTCACTGCATAACCCCATTTTGGGGCCGGCGCCTCGCGGTGACAGGGGCGGAGACGACAGATGGCACGGATGCGGTACTTCACGGAAATCGAGGGCGAGACGGTCCAGCTTGCTTGGATTAGCACTCTCGGCAACCGCGAATTTGAGCGCCTCTTTCCGGGCATTAAGGGTCGGCGGTCGGACAGCTTCAGCCGGTTTGTGGGGTATCGCGACAACAGCACGAAGCAGCCGGTTCCGACGTTCCGCGCGATCGAATTCAAATCCAACCCATCGCTTCACAAGTGCGACGCGCGGTGCCAACACGCTAAGGGGCATTCCTGCGAGTGCTCGTGCGGTGGGAAGAACCACGGGAAAGGGTAGTGCGGATGGACCTTTCTCATCCTGCGACTTGTAAAAATTGTGCCGGCGAAGGAGGCTTCTTATTCCAAAGCGGCTCCTGCTTTTACTATGATGGGTCCCCACGCGAGAGTTGGATTGTGTGCGTCGCTTGCGGGGGGCTGGGATGGTTCGGTGGCGATCCGTCACCGATTGAACAAGACGACTTGCCCCCGCCTGCGGAGGAACACAATGGCTAACGATCCCAAGCGGAGCACGCGGCATGAGCGGGCTTCTGCCGGCGCTGGCGCTCGCCGCCCTCATCTGGGCGCCGATCCTCTACGCTATCTCTCGAATCATGGGGTGGCTGTGACCCGTCTCGGCACCTTCGCCCTTGCCGCGCTGGTCGCCGGCGGCTCCTTGACCGCTCTGGCGATCAGCGATGATACGATAGCTCCCGGCGCCGATCCGCGCATCGCATCGACCGACGTGCGGGAGGTATGCGCCACGGACGGGTTGCCCGGCAGCGCGTACAGCCGGGCGCACAGGCTGGTGAAGCGCCCCGCTATACCGGAGCACCAGATCGACCACATCGTGCCCCTCTGCCTCGGCGGAGCGGACGTGGAGGCCAACATACAGGTTCAGCCTATCGAGGAAGCGCTTGAGAAGGACGAGCTCGAGCGCTCGGCGTGCCGCGCCGTGTGCTTGGGCGCCATCGGTCTCTCCGAAGCACAGCAATTCTTTATCGAGAGGTGGGGCGGATGACGGCCGTCGTTGTGGGCCGTCGCCGGCAATGTCAAGAAGGCGCAGAACTGGGCAGAATCGTGGCTCTCGCGCGCTGACTGTGGCAATGGGACGGCTGCGAAGTCGTATGATCTGGTAACGAAGGAGATGGTTAATGCTGGCGATAACCAACGAGGCGGCCTCGGCCGCGATCCTCAAGGTGTGTGACGAGGGCCGGCTCGTGCAGGGAATGTGGCACAGCTACGACGAGGAGGGGCGCCGGATCGCCTGCCTCTTGGGTGCAATCGACCCGAGCGTGACGAGCCCGGCCGAGTGCAACGGGGACCTGATGCCGATGTGGCTGGCTGAGCTGACGCCTGTTCTGTTCGACGGCATTGCGCCGGACCAGGCGCTGCCGATGGCACGGCGCTATGGCGCGGCGGTGCGGAATTGGGACAAGCTGACACCGGGCCAATGGGATGGTGTGCGTATCCGGTTCCTAATACGCACGATCGACGCGGCGGTTGAAGTCGCAGAGCCAGTCTGCAAATCCGCGCCTTACTGGCCG